AATCATCTATTGTAGAAGCTATCATTAAAGTCCCGTTCTCGTCAATAAATAAGCGGGGGAGAGGAACATCTGTTCCTGAGAGAGTATTAAAATATAAGTTTTTTGCTCCAAAAGTTAAAGGATAATTTCCTACATAATTCTCATAAGAGCCAATAGTAAAAGTATCATAACCATAAGAGCTTGTAACATCATAATCTATAAAACTCAATAATCTTTCTTCTTTTTCTGTGCTTGTTTCTTTATTGCTTAGAGTAAATAATGGAGTGTGTCCATAAGGAGAAAATCTTGCTGAACTAACTTTAAACGCTCCGTCGTAGGGCGCAACCCAATCCCCCGCATTTTGTGAAACTTCTAAACCCCCGTCCCCTACTATTTGAACATCATAACCTGAACTATCATCTGTATTACTCCCTACGAACAATTTGCCCGCTGTTAATGTTCCAGCATCTCCGCTAACCGCTTCATTTATTCTAAACTGCCCACCTTGAGGGTGTTCAAAAACAGAGTGAGCTTGCCCATCACCAAAATCTCTGGTCTGCCACTGAGACATAGCCAGATCTCCGTTACTATCTTTTGTAGCAAGAATAAATTGAGCATAAGTATTAACTGAATTATCGCTGTGGTATAAAGTCATCATAGCTGTATTAGTTGTATCATCTTCCACTTGAACTTTCGCATTATATCCATAAACATTTCCACTTGTTTCTGTTCCAATTAGAACTAAGTCTGTTATTGTCGTCGGGAATAATAGTCCGCTGTCTTCTTCCCATAATTGAGAAGTTAAAAAAGGTACATCATTATCAAAATTGCTTAATCCATAAGAGCCAACATCATCGAGCCAAGCACTGAAAATAGGATCTGTTTCGCCTGGGCCTCCTTTTTTGGCACTTTCTTTCAGGCCAGAATAGTTAGGCAAAACCAATTCATTTTGAGGATTTGGAGCTGGAGCTTTAAAAGTATTTCTTTTAACTAGAGTTTCTTCGCTTGGCGTTCTTCCGCTTCCTGCTCCACCCATTATAATCCCCTCCTATCTTTTTCAAGAATCGTGCTTTTTTCTTCAGGAATTAAATTTTCTTCTCTTCCTTCTTGCTTGGTTGTTCCTGCAATTAGGCCTTCTTCTATTGGATATTTTCTCTTAACAATTCGTGTTTTTCCTGTTCCTGTTCCAACATTTACCATGAAAATTATAATAACCTTATCTTAATAAAGTTTTCTTTCTCCTAGAATTTCTCTTAATTTTATTTTTGCTCTTTTTCTTTGTTGATTTCTCCTTTTGAATTTCCTCTTCATTAAGGTTTGGATATTTTTTAAGTAAATCATTTAGAGCATCAAAATCCTTTTTCAATTTGTATTCTCTTAGAAGTTTCTTGATGTTTTCAAGAGTCATTTTAAGTTCTTGTATTAGTAATTAGATTAACTGCTTTTGGATCTGTTAAAATACATTCTCCCTCTTCCCATACTCTTATTTTTGTGCCAATACCTAAATCAGTTATGGCCGCAGAAGTTATAGGAGTGAATGATTTCCATGTCGCACATCTTTTAGGGACGAAAACTAAAGCATAGTCTGCTGTTACATTTTCATCAACAACAACTCTTAATCCTAATAATTCCATAACAACTCCATCTCCTATTCTTTGGGAAGCGAAGCTTGGAATGCTTGAACCCTTTGCAGAAATTAACCATGTTAAGATTTGTTTGTGGTCGTAGGAATTAACTAAAAGCACAGCTCCTTCAGGATCATATCCATTTTGTCTAATATTCATTTTTGCTTCCATTAAGTCTTCTATAATATCAACTCCAGTAAAAGAAGCAGTATCCCAAGGTGCATTTGTAGCGTTAGTGTTTATTCCACTTCCACTTTGCCCATTTGAGATTACATTCCAGATTCTTAAATCTACTTGGTGAGCAACAGCTCTGACTAAGTCTCTAATATTTGTTGATAAAATATCTACATCACTATCTTTTATATCTTCATCACTTAACCATGGACTTTCTACAAAATACTTTCTAACATAAGATGTTTGTCTTGTCCAGCTTTGTTCAACTACGACTGGACGAGACTTACTAGAAGTATTTGCAATTTGTGAAGCTGTTATTGCTGTTGTATCAACTGAATCCAAGAAGCCACTTGTTTTTTGATACCATCTTATTTCTCTTGCTTTTGTTGGAGTTTCAGCAACAAATCTTTTTAACTTTATTTCCTCATCAGCGAAGCCCTTTGCTAATTTATCAATATTTATTCCCCTGATATCTGCCATAGCATTTGAGTCTGCCATTTTAAGATGTTCCTCCAACTAGAACTAAAATTGTTTCTCCATTTGTTCCTGTTTCTAAAGCTTTTCCAATAACATAACCTTTTTCATCATCTAAAGTCGTATAATCTCCAATAGTGTTTGCTCCTTTGATGACTTGGTGTAATCCAACTGTTGAACCTGTTGAAGAAACAGTCATCTTGAAAATTCCTTTTGTATAAACTGCTATTTTTGTTTTTCCATCATTCGCAATTTTTTCTTCAGCAGCGATTCCAATAAAAATATCATTATCAGCAGAACACGCGGAGACTGTTGCTGGATCTGCTAATTTTAGAACCGTGCCTTTTTCAATTCCAGCATTATCAGCACATGTAAAAGGAATAGGAATTTCTGTTTCGTAAATCAAAACTGCTTCGTTTGCCATAATTATACATATAATGCTTCTATTTAAATCTTTCGCTTTACCGAATAACTTTAAACCCCTTCTAATTCTTGCAGAAATGCCCCTCTAATCGAAGATAATTGAACACTTAATAAGACAAATCAAAAAATCAAGAACGCTTGAGGCACGATGGCTTGAATTGATTTTTTGGGGGATTTTAAATCTCTCCTCGCATTATTCTATCCTTATATTCTTTTGGAGTTTCTTCAACTTTTTTTGGCTTTGTTCCAGCATTAGATCCTCCTCCTAAAGCTCTAAGAGCTTCTTGTCTTGATGTTAATTTTTCTTCTCTTTCAATTAGTTTTCTTCTTTCTTCTAAATTTGCTTTTAACTCTTCATTAACTTTTTTTGCTTCAGCAATTAAATCTATTCCTTGTTCTCCACTAGGCCTGTTGTTAGAATCTTCATCATTTCCTGCTGTCTCCATTTTTTCGTTCTTCTCTTCCATTTCTTGCTTTTTTTCATTTATGTTTTCTTCCATGTTTCCCTCCTTTCACTTTATAAAATTAAAAAGTTTCGTTGTGTATTCTCCTCTTTCTCCATCCCAATATTCTTTAAATTTGTTTACTATCACTATTAAGGTCGCTATAATTGAGAATGAAATTCCTTTCATTGTTATTTCTCCTGAAGATAAAGAGCCTAAAAAAACTAAAAGTCCAGCTAAAACACTATTCACTATGTTATAAAAAATTTCTTTTTTGTTTTGTTTTGTTACTACATTGTTTTTCTTTTTCATAGTTTTATCATCGAGTCTGATTTTTTAAAATTATTTTGTCCATCTTTTCTTTCATCTTTCAAAACATTTTCTAAAATATCCGCTGGGAATTCCAAATCAATTTCTATTCCTAACTGATTTAAGATTTGCTCTTGATTATATTGTTGCATGTCTTCTATCTCTTGCTGAAAAGCTAAATAAATAACTTTTGAACTTGCTTCTGTTGTGTTTTCTCCCCAGCCCATTATTACTTCAGGCATTCCACATCCTGTTACAAATTCTCTGACTAAGAATTTTATGTAGGGCAGAGAATCCAGAGTTGCGTATTGTCCTGTTGATGATTTCTTAATTTCTTTTATAACTCCTGTTGGAATAATCACATTTTCACTTTTCTTGTAGGCTGTGTTTATTGTTGTTTCTATTGCGGCCAATTTTGTTGTATCATCTGTTTCCACTTCGAAGAATTGAATTGGCTTTATGTTTCTGTGATAAAGAATGTCTAAATCTATGATGGCCTGATTTCTTGCTTTGATTAAGCTTTCTAACGCTTCAGGGAATGGAATGCCATGAATTTCATCTGCTATTCTTTCATAGCTTAGATGATATATTTCATCAGGCTCAAAAATTCTATCTGTTCCTTCTAATTTGTAACCTGTTAAAATTCCCTCGTTATTTACTTGAATTGCTGTTTTTTGAGGATTAAGAGGTTTAAGGTTTGTTATTCTTCCTTGATTATCTTTAATTATGTGGCTGAAACTATCCCCACAAATCATCGCTGTTCTCCAAGCATTTTTCAAAACACTTCTTGCTGAATCTTTTCCAAAACCTTTTATTTTGTCTAACTTTGCTTGATTTTGTTTGTTGGCTTTTATTCCTCTTCCAAAAGTCCAGCTTCCAAATTTATTGATTACTGCTCTTAGTTCTGGGATCTCTCTATAATATCCATGCCATTTATCAAAATCAGGGGTGTATGAGTAGGCCTCCCCTGATTCTGTTGAACGAGAATTTATGCTTGCTTCATTATTCATTCCTGAAAAATTGGTTGTTTCGCCTGTTCTTGATGTTGTCATGTAATAATAAGTAATTCCTTGTATTTAAATGTTTTTCTCCCTAATATTGAACATCTCCACTTATGACATTACCTGTTCCTGCATTTGTGTTCGTTTCATCATGAATATTTCCTGTTGCTGAATTATGATGTGTTGCCGCTCCTAAAGAGATTTTTGAGGCAAGTCCTGCTGTCATAAAATTTCCAGCAATTATGTTTTTATCTCCTGTTCCTTCATCTCCAAATTCAATAAAATAACAGCTGTTTCCTACTATAACATTTTTATCAAATTTTTCATCTAAAACACTTATGCCCCTGAAAATATTGTTTGCTATTATGCATTCCTTTATTATTATTGATGTTGATGATGCTATTAAATCAATATCTTCAAAATTATTATTTATTATCATCGAATTTTCAATTCCAGCATCATAAAAAACTCCTCCTAAATTTCCACTTCCTGCATTATAGACTTTGCAGTTTAATATTTTTATTCGGCTTGCTGAATTTGCATAAATTATTCCTATGTCGCCTGGATTTGCACTTACATCTTGAGTATAATTTACAAATTCTATGTTTCTAAATTCTATTCCTGTGCAGCTGCTTAAATCCATGTGATAAAAAACTCCTCCTGTCTTTGTTGCTAATAATTTTATCTTCATATCTTCAATTATTATGTTATTTTTTCCATTAAAATTAAAATATTTGTTTGTTGTTCCTGTTAAATTTATTATCGTTCCTTTTCCTTCTCCCTTTATTGTTATGTTGTTTTTTAGGGCTATG